AGAAAAGGAAATGTGGGACTTACGTTTAGGTCCTGCAATTTGGGATAGAATTAGGTCTAAATTCCCTGAAGATGTGTTAACAGATGAAACAAAATCAATTATACAATTGATGGTTTTCCAACATATTTTCAAAAAACCAGCAAAAGAGTTTTTAGTGTTCATGAAAGAAATAGTTTCTAATTCTGAAAATGGAAATCGTTTAATGGAAACAATGGTTCGCGCAATTGAAGAGGACATTAACAATTATGATTACGAACAGACAATGTCAGAATTTGACGAAGATTTAACTAACGTTTCCGACGAAACCGATAATAACGAATTAAAAGATTTTATATCAGGAATACCTGGTATTAGTTTATCTAACGATGATGATGAGGATGACGATGATAGTCTCTTTGACGAATTAGGTTTAGATAGACCTACGAAATAATACAAAGGTGGTTTACAATAACCACCTTTTTTTGTATTTATACATATATGAATACCAGAGCAGAACAATTAATGGAGTATGCTAAGATTATTAAAGATACCCCATACGCCCTTAGAACATACCTTCAAACATTTGATAATACACAGAAGAAATATGTTCCTATGGATTTGTTTGAAGACCAAATTCAATTAATTAAGGATTACGAAGATTACAACGAAAACATTACAAGAAAGTATAGACAGGCGGGAGTTACAACTGTAACTGCGGCGTGGTTGTCTAAAAAATTACAATTAGCAAAACCGGATAATCCTGAGAGAGTTCTACTTATTGCGAACAAACGTGATACTGCGGTGGAGATGGCTAATAAGGTTAGACATTTTATAGAACAATGGCCCGAATGGATTAATGTTGGGTTCTCACCCGATAAAAACTCAGAAAGTAGATTTAGATTAAACAATGGATGTGAGGTTAAGGCGGTTGCAACATCGGCGGATGCCCTTCGTGGTTATACACCTACCATACTTGTATTTGATGAGGCAGCATATATTGAAGCAGGTGATGATTTTTGGGCAGCATCTATGGCGTCCCTATCAACGGGTGGTAAGATTATTCTTATCTCTACGCCAAATGGTTATGACCCCATCTATTACGGTGTTTACGACCAAGCATTACGTGGAATCAATGATTTCCATATAACCGATTTAAGATGGTTTAAAGACCCTCGTTACACCAAAGATTTACGTTGGATTAAATGTCAAGATATCTGTCACTATATGTTGAATAGAGAACAATATAATGATGATGAAGTTGTTCTACACGATTTTGACATGAAAGAGTACAATAAACTAATGGAGGATGGTTATAAACCATTTTCATCTTGGTTTGAATCAATGTCTAAAAAATTCAAATACGATAGACGTAAGATTGCTCAGGAGTTGGAATGTGATTTCTTAGGTTCAGGAGACGGAGTCATTCCTGGTGATATTCAAGAGAATATTGCAAAGAATATGATTCGAGTACCTAAAGAAAAATACATGCAAGGTACTTTCTGGCAATGGAAAGAACCAATTGAGGGACATCGTTATATTATGGGTGTGGACGTTAGTAGAGGAGATAGTGAGGATTTTTCATCAATTAATATTATTGATTTTGACGATAGAGAACAAGTTGTTGAATATATTGGTAAAATACCACCAGATGATTTAGCGGCAATTGCATACAAATGGGGTATCTTATATGATGCTTTTATAGTAATTGATATCACAGGTGGTATGGGAGTTGCGACATCTAGAAAATTACAAGAAATGAATTATAAAAGTTTATTCATTGACGGTATTAACACACAGAACATTTGGGAGTACAATAAAAAGGCTTTAGATAAAATACCAGGGATTAGCTTTAATAATAAAAGAACTCAAATCGTGGCCGCCTTTGAAGAACAACTTAGAAAAGGATTTTTAGTAAGATCTAGTAGATTATTAAATGAACTTAATACCTTTGTTTATCTGAACGGAAGACCTGACCATATGAAAGGAATGCACGATGACTCAATTATGAGTATGTCTATGGCATTATATGCTGGTGACATTTCATTCAATCAATTACAAAAAAGTGATTCCAAAAATAAAGCAATGATAGATTCGTGGGTTATGTCTGAAAGAACTTACGAACCGGCCAAAACTCATTATTCTTATGGTTCATCTTTTGACCAAATAGGGGCTATGGGTATGGACACTAACGACATTTATCACAAAGACAACCCAACAAACGTACCTAAAGACGCGTATAAAGAACATATGTGGTTATTTGGGAGAAGTAAATAATATTCCAAATACCAAATATTTAGTTTATATTATAAAGAAAAGTATTTATATAGAATGGCAAATCAAAATCCTACCGTCTTTCAGAAACTAACAAGAATGTTTGGTTTTCCGGGTCAAGTTAAAGCTGATCAGGCACCATCATTTAATTTCAACAAAGATGAATTATTAAAAACGGATAGTAAAGAAGATTACGAAAAAGCAATGTTACAGGCTCAACAGAGTCAATACATTGCTGACAAGTGGACAAAATTAGATCAATCTCTTTATAATCAATCGGTTTATTATGAACCGAATAGAATGGCGGCATACTACGACTATGAATCTATGGAGTTTACTCCTGAAGTTTCAGCGGCGTTAGATATATATGCTGAAGAATCAACTACAATGTCAGAAAAGGGTGAAATCCTTACTATATATTCTGAATCAGATAGAATTAAATCAATACTTCAAGATTTATTCCACACAAAAATGGATATCAATACTAACCTACAAATGTGGGCTCGTGGTATGTCTAAGTACGGTGATGATTTTGTTTATTTAAAGATAGACCCTGAAAAAGGTATTGTTGGTGTTCAACAATTACCAAATATTGAAATTGAAAGAATTGAAGGTGCCGGAACAAAAACCGCAGGACCTCACGATATTAAAGTTCCAACAAGAGAATTAAGATTCCAATGGAAAAATAAAGATTTGGAATTCCAAGCATGGGAAGTTGCTCACTTTAGATTATTAGGTGATGATAGAAAACTTCCTTACGGAACTTCTATGTTAGATAAGATTAGAAGAATTTGGAAACAACTTTTACTTGCTGAAGATGCTATGTTAATCTATAGAACATCGAGAGCACCTGAAAGACGTGTGTTTAAAATATTTGTTGGTAACATGGACGATAAAGATATTGAATCTTACGTACAAAAAGTTGCAAATAAATTTAAACGTAGTCCAATAGCCGACCCACGTAATGGTCAGGTGGATATGAGATATAATCAAATGGCAGTTGACCAAGATTATTTTGTTCCTGTTCGTGATGCGTCTCAAACAATGCCAATTGAAACTTTACCTGGAGCACAAAACTTAGGTGAAATTGCGGATATTGAATATATCCAAAAGAAAATGTTAGCTGCACTTCGTATTCCTAAAGCATTTTTAGGATTTGAAGAAGTGGTTGGTGATGGAAAGAATCTTGCATTAATGGATATCCGTTTTGCAAGAACAATTAATAAAATACAAAAATCATTAATACAAGAGTTAAATAAAGTTGCATTAATTCATTTATATCTTTTAGGTATGGAAGATGAATTGAATAATTTTACTTTATCATTAACTAACCCGTCAGCACAGTCTGATTTGTTAAGACTAGAGCAGTGGAAGGAAAAGGTAACACTTTACAAAGATGCGACTTCCGACCAGTCTCAAGTTGGTATCTTGCCGGTGTCGCATACATGGGCAAAGAAGAATATTTTAGGATTTAGTGACAGTGAAGTCGTACTTGATTTACAACAACAACGTTTAGAAAGAGCTATAGGTTTTGAATTAACTAACACTCAAAATATTATCAAACGATCAGGTGTGTTCGATGAGGTTGATTCTAAATACGGAATCCCTGAGGAAGAAAGAGAAAAACTTGAAGCTGCGGGTGCGTTAGGTGGTGAAAATCCTGGAGAAGGAGGTGGTATGGATATGGGTGGTGGTGGAGCACCTGAACCAGCACCAGCAGGTGGAGGAGAACCACCATTAAGTGAATCTAAATCAAAGAAATCTAAAATATTAGGTATGTTAGGTGAAGAAAAAGAAGATTTTAGTTCATTATTTGATATGAAACGCGCACAACAGAATATTTATGAAATAGAGAATAAATTGAAGGATATTTTAAATGACTAAAAATGAACAAATTCGGAACAATAAAAAGTAAATTATTAACTAAATTAACTGAGTCTTATGCTAATGAAAATAAAGCTGAGATAAAGGATATACTAACCACAATTAAAGAAAACAAAGATTTTAAAGAAATGTATTTGTTCTATGAAGAAATTGAAAACAAATATATTGAAGATAAAGAAACTGCAAAATTATATGTTGAGGGGGTTATTGGAATCTTAAAACAACAAATGGAAGATTTAACAACATTTTGCACATCATTAAATAAAATGATTAATGTAGAGACAATTAATGAAAATGAAATTTATAGTTCTTTAGATATATTAATAGAAAATGATAAATTATCTAATATTGAAAAGAAAGTAATTGCAAAGAAGAAATTAGTAGAGCATTTAACAACTAAAAAGGAAATAAAGGAATCTAAAGATTCAACATTAATCCCAAATGAAAATTTATTAAATGCCGTTTTAACAAATAACTTTAATGTTCTTTATTCTAATACATTATCGGAACAACAAAAAGAAGAGTTAAAGAACATCCTTTCTTTATCTCATGAAGATGTATTAACTAAAACAACTGAATTAAAGGAATCTATTATCAATCAAGTATCTACACTTATAAGTGAATCAAATGAAACTGATTTATCAACTAAATTAAAGAAAGTGAAAGATGAGGTTAACGAAATGTTCCCATCCAAATTAAATTATTACAGATTAACAGAATTAAAAAATGGACTTAACTAAGTCCATTTCTTTTTTGTTGTAGATATACCGCTTTCAATTTTTCAGTTCTTTTCTTAACAGAAGGTTTAACAAACTGTTGTCTCTCCCTTAATTTTTGAACTTGTTTTGTTTTCTGAACTTTTTGTTTATAAGTTCTTAAAGCAGTTTCAATACTTTTCTCTTTTTGTAAATCAATTATAATCATATATAAATAAATATATTACAAATATATGAAAGTATTTTTGGAATAATCAAATATTTTATTTATTTTTTATAAAACACCATAAAATAAAAATAATATGAAATTATAATGAAAATTGGTAAGTATATTCCATTGGGAACGTACAATGAAGTAAAAATCGGTTATGGTACCGTAGATTTTAAAAATCTGAAAACCATATATCTTAAATTAAATTCGTGGTTACAACCCGAAAACGAAACGGACGACTTTAACCATTTGATTGGAAAATCAAGAAGAAAGGTTAAAGAAATAATATACAACTTAAAAAGTCCGTATTTTAAAGACCAATCTATTGTAGATTTAGATGTTAGAACTAAAGGAATTAAGTTAGAAAAGAGGTCCTTTATGAATTTGGAGGTAACATTATATGTTAATAATCAATTCGACATTAAATCAAAAGATGTTAAAATAATCATTAATGATTTATTCGAACATATCATAGATGAAGGGTTATCTGATAAAAAACTATTCAATTTTTACAAAACAAAGAAATAAGTTAGATATTGATGTATTTATAGTAATAAAAACTATAAATGAAGGTATTAGGACCAAAAGAAACCGGCAGAGGATTATTAATTGAGTATGATGCTGGTCACGTATCTCCAGAAGAGAATAAAAAAATAATTTCAGAAATGAAGAACATGGACTTCTCACAGGACATGGTTCTTTATGCTGTTTTACAAAAATACGACACTCCGAATAAGAACGGAAGGATTTATCCTGAGATGTTACTTAAGAGAGAAAACGAAAAATACCAAACAATTATTAAGAAGGGTGGAGCTTTAAATGAATTAAATCACCCAACATCTTCACTTATTGATTTAGATAGAATTTCACATTCAATTCTAGAAACATGGTGGGATGGTAAAATCCTTATGGGTAAGATAAAACTATTCACTTCTCCAGGTTGGAAGAAGATGGGTATTGTTTCTACCAAAGGAGACCAAGCGGCTATGTTATTAATGAACGGAGCAACTTTGGGTATCTCTTCACGTGGAGTAGGTTCACTTAAACAAGTTAAAGGTGAAAACATTGTACAAGAGGACTTTGAATTAGTTTGTTTTGATTTAGTTTCATCTCCATCTACACCTGGTGCATATGTTTTTAGTGACCCATCTGAAAGAGACCAATATCAAGAATCTACAATTGAAAAACCCGTAGTTGAGGACAGAATGAAAAAACTAATGGGTAGATTAGATACATTTCTATCTAAATAATTAATTTATTAGGGGTGGGAATATTGAAATAGTCAATTTTTCCAAATTTCCAAGTATTTATAAGGTAATAAAACAACAAATTTTACAAATGAGCGAAAAATCTATTTTAGAACAAGCGTTACTTCAAGTGCAAAACCTTGAAGAAGCTGTTAAGCAAAATGCAAAAGGTATACTTGCTTCAACAATGAAACAAGAACTAAGCGACTTGCTTAAAGAATCGTTAGAAGAAGAGGA